ATTCAATAGCGACGGCTATGTGAAAGATGGTTGGAAATTCAAATATCGAAATGAAAAGGTTTGCGCCTTTCAGAAAGATGGTGAAAAGGTTTGGGTTGAGTTTATCGAATCCGAATTTGGCACACCAGAGGAAATACTTAGAAGTTTTGATTTTACCGTTGCAAAAATGGCTTATTTCAAGAAGCCACAATATAACGATAATAACGACGATGATGATATTCCTTTTTTATCCAAAGAAATAGTCGGTTATGAATATCGCCTGCTCCACCACGAAAATTTCTTCGAGCATCTTCACATGAAAAGGCTGGTTATTGATGAAAATATTCCTTTCCCAATTAGCACATGGGAGCGTACATATCGGTATAAAGGATATGGTTACAACATGTGCCGGGAAACCAAGAAAAAGCTTTTAGAAGCTATTCAGAAAACGAATTTAGACTCTGCCGATTTGTCTATGTACAATAATGGTGGATGGGACTAATAAAAATATGGAACAATGGACACACAGATAGCAATCCAGGAAAGCGATCTTGAACTGGTCGTCAGTGAAAAGACGTTAGGTAGTCTTACTACCAACGCAATTCAAATCAGGGATATGGTAATGGCAGCTTTGCCAAAGTATGACATATCCAACTACACCGATGAGAATATAGACCAGGCAAAGAAAGATAAAGCCTCTCTTAACAAAGCAGCGAAAGCCCTTAACTCCAAACGTCTTGAAATCGAAAAGGAGTTTATGAAACCTTTTGGAGAATTCAAGGAGGTAGTAAATGAAACGATAAAGCTCATAGGTGAATGCTCTGCCAAAATTGACACGGTAGTCAAGCAGAACGAGCAACAGTACAAAGACAAGAAGAAAGCCACTATCAAGACCTATTTTGATGGCATGAACACTAATCTCGTGGACTTTAACAAGGTGTTCAAACTGGAATGGCTAAACAAGACTGCGAGCATGAAGTCTGTTTGTTCGGATATTGATGCCATATTTGATATGGTTGAAAACGAGCTATCTACGCTGAAAAGTTTTGGCGAAGATTATGATGTTCTCCGTACTTATTACATGGATACACTCAACATCACTTCTACGATTCAATATGCAAACCGTCTGAAAGAACAGCGTGAACGATCTAAGGCAGCAGAAGAAGCTAAGATTAAATTGGAACAAGAAAAGCAACAAGCGGAAGAAGCTCGTAAAGCTGCTGAAGCAGAACAGGGCAAATCACGTCCGGTCAATCCGTTTTCAATGGCAAATCAAAAAGTTGACGAACAAGTACCTTTTGGTCAATCCAGAATACGACAGTCTGAATTATTGACGAGAGCATTCAAGGTCACTACTACTCGTGAAAACATCATAGCCTTAGGTGACTTTATGAATGAGCTAGGTATTGACTTTGATAAAATAGAAATCCCATGAATGGCCATGGACCTATGCAAGACTGATATGCAAAATCTAATTCGGCTCCTTGACAATAGTGCAGAATTGATTGACAAGCATTGCCAAAAGCCTTGCGAGCAGGACAAGGCCCGGCAATGCAGAAAAATGAGTAAGAAACTTAAAAAGAGAATAGAAAATGAGAACATTACAAATCAGTGAAAAGAAAGCCATGGAACTTTACAATAATGGTTCCGACGAACTAAAGACAGTATTGGAAGAATCTTTTGGTAAAGAGTTTTTCCAACGTAAGATAACTGATAGGATTAAGACCTATGAAGATGCCTGTGCAGAATTAGGTATTAATTCTCTTGATGAAGCCAAACTAATGGAGCTTGGGCTTACCAAACATGATATAGCTTATCAGAAGTTGGCAACCATTGTCAAAGCCCTTAACGAAGGTTGGGTACCTGATGTATGCGATTATGATGCAAAACGATGGTATCCATGGTTTAAACCTAATGGTTCTCCTTCCTCTTTCGCTTTCGGCGCTTCGCGTTACGTTTATGCGTATGCGCTTGCGGGTAGCGGGTCTCGCCTTTGTTTGAAAAGCAAAGAGTTATCAGACTATTGCGGCGAACAATTCATTGGCTTGTGGAAAGAACATATATTATAACTAATAAAAATCATCATGAAAAAAGAAAATCAAAAAATCACAGAACTGGTAAAAAGCTTTGAGGATGCCCGTAATATGACTGGCAGACCGGATGTTCCAGACTTTTCCAATCTTCCCACTGATATGCGCAAGCATTTTGAGGCACAGTATAAGATGATTGTAATTGCAGAAGCCCTTAACGAGGAATGGATTCCTGATTGGGATAATTATGATGAATATAAGTATTATCCCTGGTTTGAAATGTCTCCTTCCTCTTTCGCTTTCGCCGTTTCGTATTACGCTTATGCGATTGCGTATGCGGGTGGCGGGTCTCGCCTTAAATTTCGGACACGCGAGCTTGCAGAATATGCAGCAAAGCAATTCATTGATATTTGGAAAGACATCCAGATAGCATAGGATATAAAGGTTGCCTGCCCTTGTCTCCTTCCTCTTTCGCTTTCGACGATTCGAATTACGATAATGCGAATGCGAATGCAGGTAGCAGGTCTCACCTATGTTACAATACTTCAGTGGGCAGGAACCTCACCTCTTGGTGGAAAATGACAATTCAAACGGTGTTGGTAGGGCTTATCCGAAGACTCTTATTAGAAACAAAGGCTTATGAAACGATTTGGAAATTTATACTATCGTATTTATGACATTGATAACCTTTACCTTGCATATACCAAAGCAAGAAAAGGCAAGGGAAATACTTATGGGGTCATTCAATTTGAGAAAGAACTGGATGACAACATAAGTGCCCTTCATGAGGAACTTTCAGAGGGTAAATACGTTACTTCTGAATATCAAACTTTTATCATACATGATCCTAAGAAACGTGAAATATACCGGCTCCCTTTCCGTGATCGCGTTGTTCATCATGCGATAATGAATATCCTCGAAGATATATGGACTCCAATATTCATTTCACATACTTATTCGTGTATTAAGGGCAGAGGTATCCATGGAGTCATGAAACATCTAAAGAAAGATTTGAAAGATATCCAAAATACAAAATATTGCTTGAAAATGGACATTCGTAAATACTATCCGTCAATAGATCATTTGATACTTAAGAATATTGCCCGAAAGAAGATTAAGGACAAACGTCTTCTTGAGTTACTCGACGGTATTATTGATTCTGCTCCAGGAATACCTATCGGTAATTATCTTTCGCAGTTCTTTGCAAACCTGTATCTTTCTTATTTTGACCATTGGCTTAAAGAAGAAAGGCGCATAAAGTATTATTATAGATATGCTGATGACATGGTAATACTTGCATCAAATAAAGAAAAACTTCATTCCCTGCTTGGAGATGTGAAATCATATCTGCACAATAATCTTCATCTGGATTTGAAAGACAATTATCAAATATTCCCGGTTGACAATAGAGGAATTGACTTTGTAGGCTATGTTTTCTTTCATACCCACATTCTCATGCGAAAAAGTATCAAAAAAAATTTTTGCAGGAAAGTGGTAAAGTTAAATAAGAAGAAAACCGTACCTCATGATTACAAGATGGCTATTTGTTCATGGATAGGATGGGCAAAGCATTGTAATTCAAAGAATCTAATAAAAACTATAATCAAAAATGAAAAGGTTCTCTGATTTTGGGCTAGAAATCAATGCGGGGTGCAATATATTCCCAGTGCAGCAAATATCAATTACAGATATTCTTAACTGCGAGATAGAAGTACTTGATTACGAATCGGGAGTTAAAACCAAACATGGAGACAACCGTTACGTAGTCAAGATAAAACATGAAGGAACGGAATGCAAGTTTTTTACTAATTCCACTCCGATAAAAGAAGCACTTGGTAAAATATCAAAAGAAGATTTCCCATTTATGGCAACAGTACGGGTTAAAAAACTTGGTACTGGTAATAATAAAATGTATTATTTCACTTAAAAACAAAAAAATATGGCAATGCATACATGGTTTGAATGCAAAATCCTTTACGAGAAAGTAATGGAAAATGGAATGAACAAGAAGGTGACCGAACCGTACCTGGTAGATGCCCTCAGTTTTACGGAAGCGGAAGCACGCATCATCGAAGAGATGACGCCGTTCATTTCGGGAGAGTTCACAGTATCGGACATCAAACGTGCCAACTATAGCGAATTGTTCCCCAGCGAAGAGGAAGCTGCCGACCGCTGGTTTAAATGTAAACTGGTTTTCATCACACTGGACGAGAAAAGCGGTGCGGAAAAGAAAACCTCTACCCAGGTATTGGTGCAGGCTGCCGACCTGCGTGATGCAGTGAAGAAACTGGATGAGGGCATGAAAGGCACAATGGCCGACTACCAGATAGCATCTGTAGCGGAAACCGCCATTATGGATGTATATCCGTACAGCGCAGAAGAACGTACTATTAATTCCATTGGAGGAAACGCCAACTCTCCAGTTGTTCGTAATTTCATTCAGTCACTCCCGGAAGGCTGCAAGACAACCATTACCGTAGGAGGAAAGCAGGTCGTAGTTGACAAGACTGGAAAAGATACAGTAGTAACCCCACAAGACAAAGAAAGCGATGACATACGAGGAGATGATTAAACTTGCATCCAAATCTAAATCATGTAAGAAACCGGCGAACGATGAACATAAAATACAGTGCGCTTGCGTAAAGTGGTTTAGATTGGAATATCCCAAACTGAAAGATATACTGTTTGCCATTCCGAACGCAGCCAGAAGAAGCGCAAGGAACGGAGCATATATGAAAGATGAAGGAATGCTCCCCGGTGTTGCCGATTTAATCCTTTTAAAGAGCAACCGCTTATATGGAGCTTTGTGTGTGGAAATGAAAAAGCCGGGAGAATACCAAAGACCGGTACAAAGAGAATGGCAAAAGGAATGTGAGGCAAATGGTAACAAGTACGTGGTTGTCAGGTCGCTTGATGAGTTTATTAATGTCGTGAATAATTATTTAAAAGACATATAAATGTAGGTTTGATTTTACGCGAATGCTCTTTGACATTTTGTTTTCAGCTTGCAAAATAATGATGTGAATGTGGTTGGTACTTACGCTTTTTATATATAAGCAAGATACGGCAAACTGTGAAGTCATGCTGTATCTTCGTAAGAGGTGTGTTTGCACCTCTCTTTTTTCTAAAAAAAGTGGCTCTTAAAGCGTTACTTTTGAAAATTATTCGTATATTTACAGTGCATTGGGTTGTACTTATTAAATTTAGAATTAATCAGAGGATTAAGATATAGAAAGCTGTGCAGGCCACAACCCCCTGCATGGCTTTCGCCTTTTTATCTCCGCATGAAGAAGTGCGGTACATCCTCGAACGAAAAGACACTATTATGGACAACATTCAAATCTTTAAGAATGAGGCTTTTGGCGAAGTAAGAGTAGCCGGAACAAGTGAAGAACCTTTGTTTTGTCTTGTAGATATTTGCAAAGTTTTGGAGTTGGGAAATCCCAGCCAAGTAAAAACAAGACTTTGTGGTGGGGTCATTACTAATGAGGTCATCCCGGATTCCATTGGCAGACAACGAGAAATGACTTTTATTAATGAAGACGGTTTGTATGACGTGATACTTGATAGTCGCAAGCCACAAGCTAAAACTTTCCGTAAATGGGTAACAAGTGAAATCCTTCCCTCTATCCGTAAACATGGCATATACGCCACTGATAATGTTATAGACCAAATACTTAATAATCCCGATTTTGGTATCGATCTTCTCACTAAGCTAAAAGAAGAACGGTCGGCACGTATTGAAGCGGAAAAACAAGTAGCTGTTCTTACTCATGTCAATAAGACCTATACATGTACGGAAGTTGCTAAAGAATTGGGGCTTAAATCGGCAATTGAACTCAATAACCGTTTAAAAGAACTTGGTGTACAGTACAAAGTTAATCAGACATGGGTTCCATACACCAAATACGCAACCCTTGGCTGGTTTGATATAAAGCAAGAGGTCGCTGACAATGGGCATATCATATACCATAGAAAGATTACCGGAATTGGTAGGCAAGGTATTATCAATCTTATTAACTCTTAGTTGACATAAGTAAAGGGGTGCATTCGCATCCCTTATTTGTTGTTATCATTCTCCACAACCTCCTTCAATCTGTACAGCCTGTCAATCGCCGGATTGTAGAACGGGTCCGGATAGTGCTGGTTGATGTCGCAGATGTTGGCGTGGACGTACATGGACGTATCGATGATGTGTTCCGATTCGCTTAATGTCACTTCCTTGGGAAGCGGGGCCGTCAAAGCCCAATGGACGATAGCTTTCACGCTTTCCTCGTCGTATGAGTATTTACTTTCTTGTGCCATGGTTTGGTATTTTTGCGGCAAAGGTAATGATTATACCGAATACTTTTCTCCTCAACTCGTGTAGAATAAGAAAAAAATCGCTATCTTTGTGAAAAAGAAAAAGTTATATGATTTCTGTTACGGGCTTTCTAATTTTACTAATCGTTATATTCGCACTTTTTGCTTTAATTGTATGGTTAGGAGTAAAATGGTGTATAGATAATGACATTACTCCGTTGGGGTGGCATTGGAAGGAGTGATATCTTTCTCTGTATTTCCTTTTAAATCTTTTTCTTCAGGTAAATTATATACAAAGTCATATATCGTGTCAATATCAGGATGTTCTGTCCATTTTATAATTTTCAGATATTCTTTTTTAGTGTCATCTGGCAAATATTTTTCTTTGTCTTCCAAAATAGGTATGAGTGACATGAATTGGCTGATTATTGTATTTAGGGAATGTTTTTGCTTAGATTTTGCCTCCTCTTTTAATCCATCCAGACATCCCATTAATCTACCGTGTCGAGAGCTTACTATGAAATTTCCACTATTTGCATAAGTAAAATATGCCCTTACAGCACAATTCATATCATTGATCTGTTCGTTTAACTCCGATTTTACCAAGGCTATTTCTTTTTCAAAGTTCCTCTTCATTTCTGATATTTCCTTATTCATATTACTTTGTATTCTTTTTTCAAGTACAATGTAATTTACGGCTAAAAATAAAGCAAGCACTGTTACTAGAACAGCCAATACTCCAACCAATGCAGCCATCAAATCAATTTCCATTGGAACTGTCTTAACATAATACATTCCAATAGCACTACCTACGCAGAGTATGGCGAAAAATCCGCATATTGCAATAGCTAAATTCTTTCTCATAGTATTAATTAAAAAAAATGGCGAATCCTCTATAAAGAAGTGTCCCCACCGGCATAGATACCGGAACCCGACTGACTACGGGTTACACTCCTTCATAGAGGATTCATGTTGCTTCTATTGTTTCGGGGACTGCAAATTTAATCAATTCCCCGATAAAAAACAATCAATTGCCACACGAATAGGATATAAGTTCAAGGGCTCATCAAACGATTTTCATGGAAATACCTTACAGCTTCGTTGACATATTATTTAAAACCGTTGAAATACCCCATTATCCTATCAGAGAGTTCACGCAGTCCGCAACAAATATACGTCTCAGTCATCGTTACACTGGAGTGACCCAACATCCGGCTGATGGAATACAAGTCCGCACCTCTCAGATACAAGTTGGTAGCGCAAGACTTCCGGGCCGAATGTGAGGAAATGAACTCCCACTTTTCGCCGGTTATATATTCTCCGGCTTGATATAGCTTTGTCCGTTTGTTTATTCCACATCTCCGGCAAATACTTCTTATAGTGTCATTAAATGTCACGTCCGAAACCTTCCGTTCATTGATGCCGTATTCCCGGTTCTCTTTCAATATCCGAAGCACGGCAGGAGCTGCCGGTATCTCCGCTTTAATCTTGGTTTTCCGTGAGACATAGACCAGTCTTCCGTCTACTATGTTGTCCTCTGTGAATTCGATATAGTCCGAATGCCTGGCACCAGTGAGGCAGCCAAGGAGGAAACAGTTTTTCACGGCCCGTTCCGTCTCGTTAACCGGGCTATACGCCAACAGTGTTTTTATCTCCTCGTCCGTTAACCAAGTGCTTTGCGTAGCATCCTTCTTCAAGGTCAATATAGCCTCAAAACCTTTCGGGAAGGAATATACATCATTATACAAGTTTAGGACTGATTTAAGCATGGCACAATAGGTTTTAGCGCTATTTGTCGCCAATCTTTCGTTAAGAGCCTGGACAAAATTATACAATCTCGGCTTTGTTATACTTTCAAATGTACACTCCGTCTCATTAACCTCTTCGTACACCCGCAACACTTTTCCGTACTGAGGGTATTTTTTCAAAAAAACCTCTTTTAAAGTCTCCATATCATTTTACGCTTTTGTTATCTTTTGTTCTCCCTATAGCAAGCACAACGCCTATCAAAGCCGACGTAATGACCAGCGCCGGACTGATGTTCCACAATATCACAACCAAGACAATGAACCAAAGAATAAAACCTAAATACATATCATTCTCCTTTCTTGTTTATCGAATTTTTTTGTTTCTTTGCAAATCTTTTGGCCGATTCGTAATCTGCAAAATAATTGACACGATTACACGTTTTAGTGTTTACTACATTATAAACTTTGCAGCCAAAATCAATCGATTCTCTAACTATATATTTACTATTCTGATTCACGTCTGTTACATTTTTATCGCAAACAACACTACGCGGGAAGATTTCCTTTTTCATATCCTTAGAATTTATCTGATTCATCTTTATAATTCCTTAATCTCTCGATTTCGGTGCCGCTGATGAACAATACGGCACCGAATAACAGCAACATAACGCAGAACATTATATAATACTTTTTAATCGTCCGTTACCATCCGTAAACCCGTTAAGTATTTCCGTTTCTTTTTCGGCTTCTCCCTTTGTTTGGAAGAATCCTACCGGGCAATTATCCAAGGTATCTATAACATAATAATAACCGCGTTTAGGCTTGTTTTCCGTTATGTATCGTTTTCCCTCTACTTTCTTCTCGTAAAATTCCATACCCTCAGCAAGCGGGGTGTAATGTGATGAAGTGCTAAGCGTGCCCGATTCTATTTTGTCATTAAACTCAATTATACCGAGTAAATCGTTTTTTAAACTGCTTTCCACGCTTACACCGTCATAGGTTACGCCGTACTTGCGTTCCTCCGCTGTGTATACGTTGAAGATATCGCCCGGCTGTATGTCTGCACGTACTTTCGCGCTGGTTATGATTCCAGCGCCTTCAATGTCGTAATAGCGCACACCGTTAAAGTTGTCCGTTTCGGTTAGATGGATATTTTCAAGCGGTAACGCTTCGTCAGTGTTTTCGTCCGCTTCTTTTTCGCTCTTTGCAGGTGCGAGCAATTCCCGCACCTTGTCCGCCTGTTTCTTGCTGAATATCCACCCGGCACGCTTTTCACCGTTATAATTTAAAGCCGGGTTAAAGCGTCCCCCCAGTTCCTTTAACTGCTCTTTGATAGCCTTCGTATCACCGAATACCGCTATAGCCTTTTCGGAGTAGTCCACGATTTCCAGGCCTTCAGCCGTCACGGCTTCCACTTCTTTGGCTTCCTCAACCCTTTCAGGCTTAACGCTGCTTTTCTTCGCCTTCGGTTCTATAACCTTATATTCATCACCCACTTTTATGCTTAAATAAAAATTAGTGTCGTAATAGTCTTGCATACCGTCCGAATCATCATAACGGAAAGAACTTGCATAAGTCGTAACAGCGTCCAGCACTTTAAATATTTCGGGCGTTAAATCCTTTTCCCAGCCCTTTACGGTGTTCATCGTGGACATATAACCACGTTCCGCGCTTCTTGACCCCTCAACAAAGGGAATGCAAGTGCCTTCTTTCAGTTCAATATGTAACGAATCCGTGTACATACTCCATTCAGAACGTACAGAGAATTTAAAGCCCGGGAAATTCTTCTTTGCATAAGATCTGACCTTTGCGGCGATTTCCTTTACACTTAACTTGCTATCATAGTTCGAACCAGCCCAACCGTTTGCAGTGTAGAAATTCATTGCTTTCATGATGATAAGTTTTTATGTTATTAATTTGTGCGTGTCCTGGAACTTGCACCGGGTGCAACGCTTGTACGTTTCACGCTTTGATAAATTCCGAGAACAAAGGAAGCTTATCCAATGCCATGGCAGCCGTATATCCTCCAGACCATCCTTTTTTATATCCTCCAAAATCTTTCTTGAAAGTTAGGTTAATGCAAAATTCTTTACCGTTATCGTATTTGTACAAGGAAAATTTGTACAAGTCTTTTTCTGAATGCTTTTTAAGCCACTTTAAATTATTCATTGCTTGCTTCCATTCATTTTCTTGTCGTTCAAATTCCCACCCGGTTTCTAAATCGAAGTAGATAGACTTATTTAGTAACTTCTTAACGCATGATAGCCCTACATTGTACGTATTTCCATCGCTTTTCCCTTTTATCGTAGCAATATTAAATATTGTACGTCCACAATCATCACACGTTAATGGAGTGCCATTTTCTACTGTTTGCATACACACGTTAATTAATTCGTATTCCTGTGTAGGTAAATTTCCTTTTTTCATAATGCTATATAATTTAAATTATTAAAATTCAACCTTATAGCGTGTACACATAAACCAATAC